TCAGCATATTAGGGCCTATAGCTCAGTTGGTTAGAGCAGCGGACTCATAATCCGTTGGTCCACAGTTCAAGTCTGTGTGGGCCCACCATACATATCAACCACTTAGGTGTATTAATCCTAAGTGGTTTTTTATAGTTAATTTCTTGTAAGCACTATGTAAGCAATTTGTAAGTTTTCGGCCTATTTTGCACTATTTTGTTTTTTATTCTGCACTAAGTATTTTGCAGTTATTCTGCACTAAAAGAAGCCACGTTATGAACGTGGCTTTTCCTATTATGGGCGTACAAATATCTTTCTCTGACCATCCATACTATTTTCGGGAAAGTTATCTTCCTCAATGGTCTTTGTAACTTCAGATGAGTAATAAGCGATAGTGTAGACCAATGTTTCGTTATTGGGTGTTTCAATATTTCGCATAGCAAAAGGTATCTCGACTACAACATCACCATCTTCGTCTGTAGATGCTCTCAGCACTTGAACATCAACAGGTGAGTAGTCACTCGTTGGTAGTTCTACGGTTTGTAGGGCCACTTCAAGGATTACCCACAGCTCAGTATCGTGTACTCCAGCAAATTTTGTTCTATGGAAGTGAGGGGTATTAAGAACTGGACTAGCTAGTGTACTTAGATCACTGAGTTGAATGTATTCAGAACCCATATTGCTGTAGTAGAACCAAGTGTAATTCGGGTAAATATTATATCCGTCGTCAACAATATCAGACGATGTCCCACTATCATTAGAACTATTTGCTACCGATGTATAACCTACAGGGGAGAAAGCAACAGGTCGATCATCAACATAAATTGCCGATCTAAAATCTGTTTTCTTAACGCCGCCAGCACGGATATACCAATCAATTTCGACACGGCCACCTTTTGGCAAGATGAATACATATTGTTCTCGTCTCGATCTATACCCACCAGAGTAATAAATTGCTGAATCAAAAGTCTGAGTTAAAGCGTCTTGTGCGTTGTAAACTTTGAATGTAAAGCGATACTCGTCTGCTGTGGTGATCTCGGCATTAAATAAAAATTCTCCGTATGCACGGAAGGGCTTAAAACTGATTGTTCCTGATCGTGATTTATGCCATGAGATCGTACCAGTTGAAAAGGACGTGCTTCCCGCTGATCCGTCCCACCCAAAAACATTATGAGCGTCATCGATAGGTGTTTCGGTACTGGCGGCCATCAGTAAATCAACTCCAAATGTTGAAGCCAATAAGTACTGGGGGTGTGGGTTCTTAGCATCTTTGTGTTGTTGTAGATTTCCAGCGACATAATCAATAGCTTGGTTTAATGCCGACTTTGTTGCCATTAGTGCAATTACACCAATAATTCGTTGCTCAACAGCTTCAGCAAGGGCGAGTAAGTCTGAGTCTGTTGCTAAGAGTTTATAGAGCTGAGAGCTGTCATTAGGGTCAAGTTGGATACCATGTTTTTCAAGGAGACCACAAAGTTCTTCTTGAATAGTGTTCAACCAGATAGGGGTCAAATATGTTGCATCTTGTCCTGGTAAATCTTCATTATCATGAAAACCTCTTTTACCAAGCCCGTTAACGTCAGGGCGTGCATTTACACTATTAATCCGTTCCATTTAAGCCTCAACCACATAAAAATCATAACGAATAAATGCGGGTAGATAATTTTCTATAATGCACCCAACGTCTGCTACCGCATCAGTTGGAATAATTAACCTTACTTTGTACCTAAGCAGCTCAGTATTCACGGGGGCTGTACAAGTTTCGGTACATTGCATCGGCTCGAATCTTGTAAGTGCTAAAAGCCTAACCCCGAACAAGGCTAGAATTTGCTCTAGGTATTCGCGGTTCATAACGTTGCGGTGCTGTCTAATCCACCTTAAAACGCTAATACGCTCTTCGATACTTTGACTTCCTGGCACTAGACATTTCATCGGTAATCCATATTCTCGCTCGTACTCTGATAGCAACTCTAGTGGAATTGATTCCAATACTTGGAATAAGCGATGAGCATCAATATCAACCTGTGCTAATGCCTTTGCATGTGCGTATATATCATCTGAAATGTTGGTCGTTTGAGCAGGGGAATAAACTCCTTCGGGCAAAAGCTGACGCAAAACAGAGGCATATAATTCTGTTGTTTTCTCTAAACTCATGCCGAATATCTCACATCTAACGCGCCAAGCCGTAACCAATGGGTATGCATCCAATTGACGATAGGAACAACGTTGGTTGAAGGAGACAAAACAACATCGACAACATTTAATACGTTCATGATCCGCGCATTTAATACTGACTCTTGGTAGCCTTGAGCAGGTGCAATCTCTGCAAAATAATTTCGAATTACTCCACGTACTTCTTCTAAGTCGACACCTGTTCCAGAAATAGCTGCACTTACATCAATGAGCTGGATCGTAGGCGAATATATGCGGCTGTCAGCCCAAAACCCTGTGGTTGCATCAAGTACAAGTTGAGCTGCTGAAATCAATGCAGGGCTAGGTGGAGCAGGAGGATTGCCCGCAGCAGTAATAGCTACATCCATTGAACCAAGTCCACGACGTTTTGGATAAACATAAACGTGCTTTACGCCAGGCACTTCTTTTAAATCAGTCTCTATGTCTAATGCCCGATCACGATGTGAACCTAAACGCTTTCGAGTCAAAATACGCTCACGCCACGTTTCTACTTCTTCAACATCCGTACCGCCACCAATTGAAATTACGTTAGCTGTCCCTCGTAAACCTGCTGGTGGACTGACCCAAATCATCTGATCGCCACTAAAGTTCCAAGCAGCACCCATCTGATCTGCTTCAACTGAAACAATAGTTTCATGGTTTGCCGCCAACAAAACAGCATGAGTTACTGTGTAAAAATGTCCTTTACCATCAGTAATTTTTTGATTTTCAGATAGAGTGATTTCAACATTAGAAGTGGCTTTTACAGAACCTGAAGCTCGTCCACTTGGAGCACGTGGTACATCTACTTCTTCAGCATGAATATATAAATAAGCCTCATCAGCAGTTTGAGCAAAAAGTTGACGCTGAATGTAGTTCTGATGTTGATACAGACCTTCAACAACTGAAGCTGTTCCGTCAGCACGAATTGAAGCATCAGAATCAGCCGTAATGCTCAAGCCTTTGCGATTACGGATTTCTTGAACAATGATCTGGTGAACTTGATAAAAGTTTAGGATCGGGAACATTTAGACACCTACAGGAACAAAATAGTGAATGACTTGTGATTGGCCTGTGAGCTTGACTAAATTAATGCTTAGATCAATACGACCTGATTCACTGCGACTGGCACTGACTTCGATGGAGCGAAAGCGACTTGGAACAAAATGCTGAAGTGCTTGTTCAGCATATTGGCGGGCTAAAACTTTATTGCGTTCTACATCTTTGGAACGACGTAATTTATATAGATAGCTACCTTGATCAGGACGTGCAAAATGCTTACCTCGGTGCTGATATAGACAGATCAAAACACTTTGAATTTCGTCCTGAGTAAAAGCCTCATCCAAGCTGGTTAACTCATAGTCTTTTTTAGAAAAATCAATCTTTGCCATGTAAACCTCACATTTTCTGAGTTGGAGGTGGTGTATTGCCATTATTATGGATGTTGTAAATATCCCGCATTTCTTGCATGCTACTTTTCTTATCACTCACATGTTCAGACGCAGTAACGCTGCCATTAGTGACAAATACATCACCGTCATCGACATACAAATTACCCTTTATATGCGTTCCGTCCTCTTTGAGCCAAACAGAATGCCCAAATTGGTCATAAATACAGGTTTCACCTGTGGCAATGTCAACCACGATTGCACCGCCTTTAGTTGCAACCACAATGGCCTTAGAGGTTTTTCCTTGCTGAGGTATCAGTACAACTTTCACTTCTTCAGGGATGTATGATGCAAAACCTACGTGTTGAATGACCTCGACGTCTTCCAGCACTTCATCACTGTAACCCTTCAATTGAACAGAACTGGAACCGCCACGGGAAACAAGTCCTAGAAATGCTTGTCGGATCTGACCAAGGCCTTTATTGACTTGCTTCTGAATTGCATCAATCATTTACGCTGCTCCTTGTGCAGTAAAGGCTGAGCCCAGTCGCCCTGGCGTTGCATTCTAAGTTGAGTCAACATGCCTGCACTACGAGATAAGGTGAGTGTGCGTCCCATGACGGCCCACTTGGCTGTAGCTCGTGTAATTCGATTACTTTCAAAATTTACATAAAAACCAGTTGACCAAGCTCGTCCGTCGACCTCCCAACCTTGAACTGAAGATGAAAGACGATAGGCTTGAAGGTCGTTGTCTTTCATAATTTTATCAATCGTAGTATCGGCTTCAGCTTGAGTTTCAATATCTGCCATCGTGATAATTTTTAAGCGATTGTGTGTACTAAAATTGGATTTAAAGGACGCACTCAAGTTTTTGGCATTACCATCTTGGCCTAGCAATTTAATCTCTGAATATTCGTTAGATGCGTCCTCAGTGTATTCTGCGCTCAAGGCATTATTGTTGTTATCAGGCTTATTTAAACGTAGAGCAGATGCGACTTTATATGCTTTGATAAACGGGTTACCAATAGACAAAGTACCGTCAGGTTCAAGCCAAACATGCTGCCCAGTCACGGCTGCTGCTTTAACAATTGCATCCCAAATATTCTCTCCTGGTTCAACACTTACTTTATTTTTTAGCCATGCATTATTTTGGATATTTGTCCCATTAAAGAGGCCTTTTAAATCACCTCCCATCACATATTTATTGACCAATTCATCAAGCGTCATTTGACGGCCATTAAATATAGGAACTGAACAATCGATCAATTGACCTGCCAAATCACGCCCTGAAATAGAAAGGGCATAACCAGAGCGGTCAACCTTTTCTTGAACTTGATCGGCTACTGAAGTGAGTAACAGTTCTTTGCCATAATAAAGCTGTACTTTTGCACCTTTTCTAACGCCAGCGGGTAATACATGATCTTGCTCATCAAACAGAGAAAATGACCAACCGTCCGCGGGTGTATCAATAGAACTGTCAATTGAGGCCATATCCCATGTATTGATCTCAAACCCAGCAATGATCAGACGTACTTTTTTATTGGGCATAAACTGAGACCTCCATACCTTTTAAAAGTAGCGCAGGGTTCTCGATATCCTGATTTAAACGACGGATTTCAGATGCACGTGTCATATCTTCATAAAGATAATGTGCTAACCAGTGGAAGGTACAAGGCACAGGGATAACCATTGTAATAATCGGTGGACGAACCTCAATAAGTTCTTGGATCTGTAAATGGACTTGATCAGCGATGTGCTTGTAATTTTGGATTAATGAAACTGCTTCTATATCAAGACTGCCATATTCACGCTCAGCCTGAATAGCGGCTTGAATCTTTTCACGGGTACTCGCACGAACTTTGGCAAGATCCATTGGAGTCATGCTAATTTGGTTCTGCTGTGTCGTTGGGTCTTGGACTGGCTTACCTTGTAACTCCAGCATCTCATCACGTGTTTTTTGAATGACTTGCTGAGTCATACCAATAACTGAAGCCACTTGTGTTGCACGCCAAAGTTGTTTTAACTCTTTTGGGTTGGATGTTTCATCAAAAATATTATCAAAACGCTCGACACGTTTAATGACATCACGCCATTGAGACAAAGCAGAAATAGAATAATCAAAATTCACAAGACGACTAATATCATCTACAAGACCAGTCGCCCAGGCATCTGGACTTAGAATATCTATACTGGTGGCTTTTGCTAAATTTAGTCCAGTTCTAACGCTTTGCAAAGCATCTCTAACATCTTTTACAACGCTATAAAACTGCTCTGGTTGCAGTGCTTTTAGTTTTTCTAGGGTCTTTTTAAATTGATAAGCAGGGGACTCAATGACATCTAAAGCGGTCAATTCTGTAGCCGTTTTAACAGGAATAAAAAGCTCACGTTTTTCAGTTTTGACTACCAAAAAGTTAATGCTGAAGCTACAGAAATCAGGACTTTCAGCGTCTTCATTCACGCTATAATCAAGCACTTGAACTTGTAGAATGCCCTCAGTTGGGTGTATGAATTCGCCAGGACCTGTGACCGCAATTGCAGCCTCAAGTGCTTTACGCCATGTTAGATAGTCATCACCAGTGAATATTGCATTAATCGTGATACGACGCGCGTCATTACCCATATCTTCGACGGTGGCATCATTTGAGTAAGGAGCCTGATGGATGGCTACAGTTTTAGCTTGAGAGCCACTGACGGATGTACATTCAAACTGCACACCACGAAATGAAGCATCATGTAATTCGTCTTTCCAGCCCATAAAAAAACCTCAAATGAATGAGGTTAGTTTGCCGTTAGAATCTTAGCTTGTTGTCTGGAAGTGCTTCCCAATTTAACGGCCTGTGTGTGTCAACATAAATGGCTTAGGCGCGCCGTGACGGTTTTCTTGAGAGGCAGTCTCAGGTCGACCAAATGCTTCTGCCAGAGAACCACCTCCGAATTGAAATGGGATAGGTTTATTGTCGCGAGTCACATTAATTAACGTGCCAATTTTTGATACAAGGTCTTGCGATAATTGATTACTTTTGGATTGTTCAGAAAGCATGGCTTCATAAGCTGCTTGGGCTTCTACAGCGGCTTTAGCTTCATCATTACCGAAAAATGCTAAGGTCTTAGCAATGGTTTCGCCTAATTTGTCACCGAATGCAGTACCTTCAACGAATTTTTCATTAATGATAGAACCAGCCATATATCCGCCAGCTCCAGAGGCTAATACTGCACCAGCTGGACCAGCTCCCGCACGTGCAACTCCTCCTGCCTTGGCGAGTAAGCCACCAGCTTTACCAGCTATAGCACCACCTTTACCGCCGCCAAGTACGCTACCCACTGCGCTTGCTGCACCTAATGCAGCTACAGCAGTTGCGGCACTATATGCAGCCGCAGCAAGGGCTTCGTTTCCCTGAGCCGCTTGTGTGACATTGTCTTTTAAATTACCTAATACACCAGATACGGAGTCATATGCTTTGGATTGAGCAAAGAGCTTTTCCTGATTCATAGCTTGGTCTTTAGCCCATTCTTGCGATTTAATTAATTCTAAATCTGAATTAACTGTACCTTTAGCACCTGAAATTTCTGACTCTAATTGTGATGCAGTATCTTTATTATAGACTGCGGCCATAGCAGCCATAAGTGCTTGTCGGTCTGCTATGATTTGTCCCATTTCTGAACCCATTGCAATATTACTCATATCGCCGAGTAGGGCCTTACGTTCTTCATTCGATTTTGCACTGCGGGCTTGAGCTTGCAACTTGGTGTATTGAGTATTACCAGCAAGCTGACGTTCCAATAATTTTACAAATGCTTCAACACCGTATACCCCTTGCTCACGTTGTTGAATCGAATAGCTTGACCAATCAAAAACCTGTTTAGGTTTTTTTGTACCCTTTACTCTTGTTGGATCGCCTGACGCAACTCTAACCGAGTCAGCAATTGAATCACTAAATTCTCTTGATGAAAGTTTTTGTAGCAAGTTCACTACGTTATTGCCCGCACTTGAGCTATCAGAGGCTGTAGTTTTTGCCATTTGATTTAGAGCCAAAAGTTTGACTAAACCATCATCGCCGCTGTAGCCAGATGCTTTGGCCATTGCCATTTGTTCAGGCAAAAATTTTGCCATATCACGATATTCAAATGATCCGACTTGACCAGCGCGCATCGCACGATCCTGCCCAAGTGAAATATCTCTAACACCAAAATTTTGCATGGCTAAAGTCATTTTAGCTGCATCGACAGCATCTGCTCCAGCAGCAAATGCTGTGCGTGTTGATGCATTTAAGGCAGGGGCAACATTTCCAACATCGTATTTACCTGATGCAATTAATTCATTTAATGCAGCAGCTGCATCCTCTCGTGTGCCACCACCAGTCCGAACTGCATCTTTTACATATTGGTGTAATGAATTACCTTGATCAATTCGTTGCTTCGTACTTAATCCCTGACCACCTGTAGCAGTGGCCATGATGTAGGTCATTTGCTGTTGGTAGTCACGCGGTTTTTGTAAGGCGTTAGATAACACCATACCACCCGCTGCTATAGCACCACCAACTGCAACAGCACCTTGGAAGCGGCTGCCGCTGCCACCTGTTCTTTGGATTTGTTGGATCTGCTTCTCTTGCTGGGCTGTTTTGCCCAATTCTGCATTCAGTTGGGTAACCTTAGCCTTCATTGAGGAATAGGCGCGTTCCATATCTTTTGCGCTAATAACACCTTGACGTTGCAGGATGCTTAACTTTTGGTATGTGGCTTGAGTTTTAGTGACTTCCTGACGAATCTGTTGCTCAGTACGAATACCAAGTTTTCGTACTAAATCTACAGCCTGAGCTTCCTTTTTTTGAGTAGCAAGGGCTGTGCCTTGCTTACGCATTTCATCCAGTAATTTCTTTGCAGCGGTGACTTGACCTTCTTGTAACGGTTTGAGCTTTTGTTGTTCAGAATTAATCTTCTGAACAGCTTTAAGCTGATGATCCGCTATACGTTTTAGCTCAGCACCCGCGTTGCCTTTGACCTGAAGTGTTAAAGAAACGGTAGTATTTTTGCTCATGGCTTACTCATTTTAGAATTTTTAAAACGTGAAGCAACGTAGGTTTTACCTGAAGCTTTTTTTACTGGAGTCGGTGGGGCTGATTTTTCAATTTGACGAGTATTATTACTTTGCCGCTCGTCTTCGCTCAAAAGTGCGAGTGCCATATCAATCGGCATATCACATGCATTTTGATATGGCACACCAATGCTCATAAGGGTACGAATCAGCTCTGCTCGTTCTCTGAGTTTTCGGCCTTTTCCTTTGCATCTAGTTGATTGCGTAATTCTGTTAAATAATCATAATTTATGCGTGATGAATGACCCAATGCATCATAAGTTAACTTGTGTTCTTTTCCTTCAGCATCGACTAGACTCGTCATAAAGGCTAATTCACCAATGGGAATATATTGACCTTCATTCAATGCTATTTGAGCTTGAATACTCTCAATACCACTTAACTGAGTCATCACGACTTTTTTTAATTTAAGGGGCTGTTGCTCTACAACCAAGTGGATAGCAACAGGCAATGTGCCTTCAATTTTTGTACGTTCCATTATAATTACTCAATGATTTTGTCTAATGCAAATAAACTAATAGAGCGACCAGCATTATTCGCTTCTACGCCTGTTGATGTACCAATTTCTTGAGGCCAACAATCGATGTATGTTTCACGGTAACTGCCGTCTTCAGACTCCATAGTCAGCCGTGCATTTTCAACCGAACTCCAGTCAATTGATCCAGCCAATGGAATAACAGTTTCAATGGATAGGCTATATGCCTTATTGCCTTTGGCAACGTACTTTGTACGACGCTGTCGGTTCATGGTGGGAACTGGGCGGTTTCCTGTAACTTCGGACGGGTTGCATGAGGTACAGTCATATTCTGTCCCGTCAATGCTCAGTACAATCGTACCAACGACTTCTTCAGCCATTTGTTAAACCTCTAATTTAATATGGCTATAGTTTTTATTAATTTTTGCTGTTATTTATAAGGAAGTAATTCCTTAAATTAATTATAGGATCAACTCGGTTTATATAATATTGGTGTTTAAATGATTTTAAATAGAGCTTTACAACAAGAAATTTTAATTCAAACAGCAAATGCTTATCCATTTGCATTGAGTTATGAAGAATTATCATCTGGAATATGGAAAAATACAGATGAAAAAGAATTAGCCAGAGAATTGCAGTATTTAGTAGAAAATAAATTTCTTGATAAAGATGCTATTTTTTTTAGTATTGATAATCAAATAAGCCTTGGTAATGTAAAAATTACTAGTAGAGGAATGGATTTTTTACAAGAAGATGGTGGTTTATCTGCAATACTAAATGTTGTGACCGTTAGATTTGAGCCTGATACATTAAAAGCACTATTAACTTCAAAGATAAATTCTGCCGATATTGAAGCTGAAAAGAAAAGTGAGCTTATGAAAGCTGTTGAAGAACTCCCCGCAGATGGATTAAGACATGTAATGACTCGTGTATTAGATAAAGGTATGGAAAATATTCCGCATTTAATTCCATATCTTTCCCAAGTATTAAATAGTATGTAATAATTAAAAAAGCCACTTAAATGTGGCTTTTTTCTATATAACATTAATAAACGTTCAGTGTAGTCGCAACGATGTGCATACCGCGCACCCAATCTGAAGGAATAGCCGCATTGACACGGTAGCGATCAGTTGGGTCTTCAGTCACAGTTAGCTCGTCTTTAGTTGCTTCAACATTTTGTAAAATTTCAGCACGGTCAAGCTTAAGAGCCTCAACTAAGAAAATTGAACGTAGGTTACGACGAGCAGCTTCTGTATTCTTACGACGACGTTCTTTTGAAGCGGCAATCCGCATGACTTGACGTACATAGTCAATGGTTAGTACGCCATTAATGTCGAGCATAATGTCATCATCAATGCCAGTATCAGGATTCGTACGATAGGTTGAGATAGCACGAACAATCTCTGGTACACCATCAGCACCAGTTTGAATCATACAAACACCTTTACGAAGTGCCGCTTCAACACGCTCAAAGGTCAGTTTGTATTGATCCTCAACGGGCGTAATACCATTTAAGTTCACACCGTTGAATGGTAGAGCTGGATCGTTAGAGTCCGCCAATGCCGCAGCCATTGCAGCTGCAAGTTCAGGTTCTTCACCATGTGCACCATGGTAACAAACACAAACCACGCGATAGCTGGTTTTAATTGGAGGTCCAGCGGCAAAGTCTTCAGCGTCTTCTACATTAGAGAATGGCACAACTAAAATCGCAGGCTTTTGGTTAATTGGGTCACTGACTGAATTTAAATGATCAATCCATGCCAAAATCTCTAACGGTGTTTTTGGCGGCTCAGAAAGCGCAATAATCGTATGTCCCAGCGGGGCAATCTTTTCTTGAATACTCATTTCATTTTTCCCAATTTGGATAAATTCCTGTGAATTTTTAAATTAAATTACCCTTGAGGAAGTGGGCCGATAGGTTCAACTGGTGCTAAGCAGAACGAGATAGATTTCACAGCACCGTCATCATGTTCAATTGAATAAGCTGTATTAGGAGGGTTAGCAATCCCAATCTTATGTGAAGCTGGAAGTAAGCCTGTAAAATTGATTCGAACTCGATGAAACTTTTGGGTATCTAGATTATCAACTCTTAAATAGCCATCCTGATCAGCATCTAATACCTGACTCAAAACTGGATGGTTATTAATGTAGTAACCAATTTCACCGCTACCATCAGTATAAGTAACGCCATCTAGTTCAATTTCAAATGAAGATTCACTAAGGTCAAACGGGCTAAAGAAAATGGTTGAACGAGCATCTGCACAGCTAATTTGAAACTCTGACGAATCAGAAAATCCCTGTACATCGACTAGGCGATTGGTTTGAATCGCGGCTGTAATCATTCGCCCCATGACTGAATTTCGACCAAAACTTTGGTCTGCTTCATTACGGTTATAAATACTGACAGGGCTAGTCAATTCTTCAACAGCAGCATCTGGCGTCACAAACAATACCTTGTGCGTGTTTGCGGGTAAGCCTGTACGCTGTGTATTGATATTGACGTCTGTATACATACCTGGTGTACGAATACCTTTTTGAATAGGCATAATTCCCCCTTAAGACTCAGCTGGTGTGGAGATAAAAATCTCTGAGGTAAAAACGGATTGTTCTGAAGCCAAAGTCACACCCAACCAGAAACGGTTGGCTTCCACGTCCATTACTTCACGCATTCCAAGAAGCTCATCTGCTGAGTCATAGAAATTTAAGAATATAGATGTTGCTGTTGCACGATGAGCAGTAATTTTATAGGCATCTATTTCATCTAGACGGACGGGTTCCAAATCATTTCCATGTTTTGAAATCTGTAAGGTCAATGCCGATGGAGAAACAGAACTAATGGTCAGTGCATTATTTCGGTCATTTTGGGCTTGTGCATTTGCAGTACCAAAAGATAAAAGCATTTGCTCATGGCTTGTCTTGCTTAGACGAAAACGTGCCGTAGCCCCCACAGGGAAGTCCATTGCACCAACTAAACCTGCAACAGTCATATCACCAATGTGGACTGTACCGCCTGTGTAGCTCAGTACATCTCCATCATAGGTACAGTTGATAAAGTCAGGAGTCACTGGAGTTGTAGGATTTGGATAATTGATGGTGCCACCCAAGCTTTCTACGGCTTCAAAGAGTGCATTTAATTTACCGATATCTGCACCAGTGACTTGGTCGCGTCCAGTAATACGAACTGTCATATCTAAATTAACCTCAGTTTGAATATTTAAACTCATTTTCTATCTCATCGTTTTAATTCGACTAGATCACTTTCATCGACGAGTCCGTCGTTTGGCTGATAGTAATAGTCAATATTGATTTTTTGGATTTCTGCCTCAGTGTCTTCATCTTCACGATCACGATCTGACGCTTTGAAGATAAATCCTGTGGTGAACTCTTGGGCGATTACACTGATTGATTTTCCGCGAACTATCGTGTTGAAGATGGTTTTAGTTTTGCCTAGTTCTAATGGATCTAAGCCTTCAAGTCCGACACTTTTAAGTGTGTTATTAGTAAAAAGTTTACGAACATGCTTTAACATCGAATAAGTACCAATGTCAGCACCTGCACCGTGTCGTCGGGCTTCTTCATTCCGTACAGATGAAGCACCTACCAGAACAACAACTTTGACCGAATCTTTTACTTTGTTATGGGATAGTTTTTCTGGTGAACCATCTGAACCAGCAGTCGTAACCCAAATAGCAGGGAAGCGCTTTACAACATCCAGCAGGTCTTCATCAAACTCACCGCCATAACTTTTAACAGCGGCAAGCCAAGGCCATTTGCCTGAAGTTTTTTGCTGATCACAGAGGTCTTTTATGCCTTGCTCGATGTCGTCATAGCCAATCACCAGTTTTGCCCTCCAAAATGTCTACGCCCAACAGTCATGACAATAGAGTTGTTAGAGGACTTGATAGGGGTAGCTTGGCCTGTCGGATTGCCACCGATTTGAATTGTCCCTTTTGAAATTTCCTTCAATGTTTTAAGGGCAGCTTCATAACGGGTTTTGATTGGACCATTTTCAGACATTGCACCTGTGGAGGCGTGATAGCGTGACATATCACACGCTATCGACTGAAGGAAAGGAGGGACCGTTTGCAACGGCAATGGGTAACGTGCACCAATGTAGCCTTCAATTTCACTGTTTGCCTGTTGCATAGCAGCATTCAAACGAGTCATATTGATTTCTTGTACATAAGGGGGTTCAGTAACAGTAAGCTCAATCAACTCATTTTCACCAAATTTGTCACGCATTGCGTCTAGAGTTGCAAACATGTCTGTACTCCTAATTAGTCCACAGTGCCGTCAGAGCCAAACACTAGCTGCCAGTGACCAAAACCTGCTTCACCACGTGCTTCAGCACCAAATTTGAATTCGCCCTCCATAAACACTGCATCAGAATCCATAGAAGTTTGCTGTACAAAAACTGGTTTTTTACGCGGCTGATAAATAAACGGTTTCAACGGCTTGGTGGTGTCTAATAAGAACCAGGCAGTTGAGTTAGTTAAGCGGCCAGAAACCTTCACTTTTGCCGTGCCTTTGAATGGATTCGGTTTGCCATCTTCGAGCTTATCAAGAGTCATTAAAGAGTTAGCGACAGCTTCTAATGCAGGAGGCACAAGTAAAATGTTTGGACGTACATTCAAAGGACGACCTTCTTCATCTTTCAATGACATCATTGCTGTACGTGCAGCACCATAGGACGCCTGCGCTTTCGCAAAAGTTTCAATTGAAAGCTTTTTGGTTCCTTTGTTGCTGGCTGTGGATTTATTGCCGTTCGGGTGGTTGGATGCAATAAATGGTTTGCCGTCATAACAACTCTTAGTAAAGCTGTTATTTACTGCCCCATAGACAAGTTCATCAGGCCATTGCTTAGCTGCATGCCCAGCACCTTCAGCTTGCGTTTTGTAAATTCCCAACTGGTCGTCTTCAATATCATCGCGTTTTACTGCAACGGTAGACGCATAGGATTTATTGACAATCACATAGTTGTACTCAGACAACTTTTTGACTTGTTTTTTACCCACCCATTCGGTCATGCCAGGGAAGTTAGATAACCATGTATAATCGTTGGCCTTGGTCGTACTTGGAACCTCTGAGGCAATCTCAGGCCATTCAGCTTCCCCCGCAGCAAAGGCATTGGTAAACGCTGTTTTTAGGCCAATAAATAGCCCCGCAATTACTGCACCATTAATCTTCATGCTACCCATACCCCTTCATCTGTGATTTCTAAAACAACACCGCATAGAGACTTTGTATCAGTTGCTGATGTTTTACTGACCGTTGTTGAATCATGGATGTAACACTTCATACCGACAGATGCTTGGTCTACAGCATCGGCTTCGTCGTTATCTAAAAGGAAAGCAGCATGAGTACGTACTAAAACTGAAACGTCTCCATCTGCGCCACCTGTGTTATCAATGGTTTCATCGAATACACCTAAATAGGTGAGATCGGTTGCTACCTTTCCATGTTCTGCATAACCTGCCGTATCTACTACAGCAATGTGCCCAGCCAAAACGATGGCATTGGCTTTTACACCTACACGCACAAGTCCCAAGTCTCGACGAGGTGTTTGTCGATCAGCACCGCTTAAAATACTGCTCATGGATTTACTCCTGGTAATTCAACCCCCATTGCCGCTGCAACTTCTAATGCTTCAGGGGTATAAGCGGGATGTTGATGATTTGCCGCAATCTGTGTCTGTTGCGTTTGTTGTTGGGTTAAAGCTGCAATTTTGGGTAATTCGCTTAAGTAGGTAAGCGTTCCTGCTGCATCGGTCTTACCACGGTCACGTACCCAAGCAATGGTGGCTTCACCCGTTAGACGGCCATCTGAACAAGCCGCTGTAATCGCGTCTTCAAGTTCTTTTTCTTGAGTGTTGGATGCAATCGAAGCACGTGCAGCAACAGCTTCTTGGTACACAGCCATCGGAACCCATTGTTTCGGATCTGGTGAAGCCTGAGAATTTGCAGCAATTTTGGTTTGCAGTTCGCTTAAAACATCAAACAGGTTTTGCCCATTTGCAGCGACTACAACACCAGTTTTTTCTTTAATTTGCACTGACAACTTATTCAATTCTGCCAATACTTCTTCAGCAGTAGCAGACAATGGTAAGTTCAACATCCAGCGCAACTGTTCTAGTAATTCATCCATTGATGAGTCCTTTATCGTTGCAGTTATATAGTCTTGTGCCGCAGCGGCCAGTTGCGCTTCAGGCAGAGTGTCTAAATTAGGTTTATTTACAAGGGCTAACGAATGCAGCCCAATGACATCCCCATTTTCTTGATAGAACAAAACAGGGGAGAGATATTTGTATTCACCCGACTCAATAAAGTTTTTGGCTTTATCAGTCCATTCGAATTGAGTACTACATATGCCGACTCCTGGTATGTATTCCCAGCCATTTGGCTTTAACCAACCCGATGCAGGTGCAGGCTTGCCCGTTTCCAACGCTTTTAATGTTGCGTGTTCATAGTCAATGACCAGATCAATTTTTAGACCTGATAATTTGGCTATAATGTTTTCAGCATTGGCAGCAGTTAAGCGCCAAGCAGGTGCATCAAACGGACGACCATCTACGCCACGAAATTCACCGTCAGGGATAACGACTAAACGATTAGACTCAGTGGATAAACTCATTGCACAGGCAGCAATAAGGGGTTTGATCTTCATGCCATTGCATCAATAATTAATGAGACTTGAGCATAAAAAAGATGAGGGGGTTTTATCGGTGGAAGTCGTTCCTAATTTTCAAAATTCTTAATTCTTCTTGTTATGCGGTTTAAGCTCAGTTCATCATCAAGATGAACAATCACTCAAACTTAAAATAAAGATACAACATGCAATCATCTAACGGCTATCTAACGCTATATAAAGGCTAGTCAAAGAGTTTTTCATAGAAATAAACAACATCATCGTAAATTGCAGCTGAAGCTTCAGCCTGTAAATTGCCATCTTCATCCATAGGCATATAGGGACGTGCGGGTATTGGAATGTCATGCGGCTTGGTCACACCAGTCGTTGGACCTGAAAAAGCATTGCTTACAAAAACGGCCATGCCGCTGCCAATCACTTGGTAACGTGTCCCGCCAGGATGTTTAATTGTTCCGCCAAATTGGTGGATGGCTGAATATGGAAGGTTGGAGCTAATTCCTGCTTCTGTATCACTATGAAAGGGCTGAATGCTATCGCGGAGTTGATTAGACTGACTGAGTATTTTGCCTTGTTTCCGAATTTTCAAATAAGCAGCACTTAAACCTGCCCATGCAGGGCGACCCTGCATATCAAAGTTGTCTTCAGTAATCGTAAGAAATGAAACAGAAATGGCTGCTGTCAGCTCACGTGGACGCTGCATTTTTGCAGAGACTTTATAGAGCATGCGCGACAGTGCATCATCCGTGATTTGAATGTAACTCATCAAGTCCCCCAGTGCTGTAAAAAGACTTTATTGATAAATAGGTAGTACATAATTTATACTCAAGCTTGAGATGGTAGTTTCCAAATAGAATGGTTACGGTTAGCTTTAAAGCTATTCAGTATTATGCTGTGCAAGTCAGCCGCCATCTCACTATCTAATTAGCTCATAGTGCGAAGCATTTAATCCGTCCTTGATTGCCCCCTCTAATATTTTAAAAACGCTGACAATTTGAATAACGCCTTTTCTTGGACGAATTGAAAGCTTAATTAGTTTTTGCTTATCCTCATCCAAGCTATTTATTAAATAGAGAATGCTGTCATTTTTGACATCGTATACGACCATTTTGACTTGCGAGATGAGTAAGGGTAACTCTTGCCATTCGGCAATGCTTAAAGCATCTCCAGCAGATTCATGACGTTTTGCTTTCTTTCCAATTAATAAGCGATCATCAATAGTCATAATAGGACTTTCGATTTGCTGCCCTTTGTTGAGCAAATAAGCAATTTCTTGTGCTTGGAACACGCCAACCGTGCTTGATTTACCCTGAGAATTACCAAAACTTAAAGTGTTTTCAATAAATGCGTTATGGGCTTTTTGTCGTACTGGAGCTGTGATGATTTGCTGAACTTGTTTTAACCCTTCAGCATCTCCCAGATATTTTCTCGCCCGATCTGCCAGTACTTGGTCAATTGCATAGCTTGTTGCAGGCGAATTATTAAACCCCGCAGCGGGACTAAAACTAATAATACTGCCGTCCTGTGTCGGAATATCAAAGCGTTGCCGAGTGCCGTATACATCAGCCCCCGTGAAGCTATCGACACCAATCTTTTCACTATATTGGGTTTGATAGCCGTCACTGCTCAATACTTCTTTACCCTCTATATATCGGGCTGATCTCGCAATGACACGGCAGTTACAACCGAATTTGGATGGTGGATATGAATATGACCAAAACGGATCATCTGCTCTTAAAATAATGCCATTCCAACTTTTATGTTCTTCTCGATAGTTCACCATTGTGACGTGGCGATACTCCCAAAATGGGTGTGTATCAGAAGCTTCTAGCATGGCCTTATAGCGGCCAGCTGAATAAGCTGAACGCATATTAGTATGATAAATGGTACGTAAGCGGCGTGGCGATCCAAGCTGTACTTCTTGCTCTTGTCCTTCAGGATTAATAACGGTCTTTTTCCCCCACCATCCATTTTGTTGAAGTAAGGGTGTTATTTCAGCTTTCCATTTCTCTAGACTTTGTCCTTGCTCTAAAGAATTAATCAATGATTTACGGATGTCTTGAAGTAAATCTAGCTTTGCCACTTTTGCGACAGTAAAAGCACGGCTATGTGCATCATCTAAGGTTTGATGCCAGTCCCAACCAATCTTGTAGCCCTTGCTTTTTAAGTATTCTATGGCCTCAACTGGAGGCCGATCAAATAATACATTTAACTCTGGGCGCTGTGGTGTAGGCATAATTACATCTCACTCTGAGCGCTTAAACGTCCGAATACATCACAAGCAAAAATGATTTGAGTAAGTTTGGCCTGTAGCGCAGGTTCATCATCTTGCGGGTGTAACTGTGAAAGTACGGTCAAAACTTGATTTTCATTTGCTCCAGCTTGAATATCAGCAATTAAAGTATTTAACCAGTTCTCAGAGATCACTTGACTGCTTTCTAGCTCGGTATTCAACCTAAGATGTATGGCTTGATCTTCGAGTGGGGTTTGTACGCTATTAGCTGCAAGGCTTTGGTTGATCAATTGTGGTTGATAGGCATTAGCTGCAAGGATAGGAGCGTTAGCTTGTTTCGTTAGAATAGGCTCGTCACCTTCGGGCATTGGGATACCTGTGCGCTCATAGACCCAAGACATTGGGATTTTTAAACCTGTATCAACTAACGTATCCAAGGAGGTACTGAACTCTGCTAAGTCTTCTGTTTCTGTTAAGTCAAAATAAAACTCTGGGTAACGGTCAGCGGTGATATTGGGATAATTCAAACGCATCAGATAGTTGATCAATGTATCGTTCAAAGAACGTGCTAATTGCTTAGCATCCGATTCAATTATCATATCAAACTGATTTTCATGTGTTTTACTCTGCGCGTGGGTACTGGTTTTACCATCGGCTTGACTGAGTAAAGTCCCACCCACAATCACTTTAGACTGCGTTTGCTCACACCATTTAATCAAGCCCATATGGTTTTCAGTGTCACCATTGGCCGCATTTTCAAAGTCAATGCTCATGCCTTTGGGGATCGCACCACCTGCATTCCGTCCGATGCTCATGACGGCCCGTAACAGAGTCATTTTTTCTTCAGCAGTAGCACCTTCAGGATATTTACCCAAGCGGATCGGCAGTCCGTAAATCTCCAAGAACTCCATGACATCACGGATACCATAGTTTTTAAAGAGAAAAGGCCAAGCCAGAACACGGTGCAAACCTGTGCGGGCAATATAACCTGACTTGGCTTTATGTCTGTGGACCACCCAACCAAAATCCCAAAACTCAGCACCGTCCATTGAGCCGTCATTCAGACGTAGTTCGTTACGGTTAAATTGGGGTGTCTTAAACTCACGTGCTAGGCGGTGCTCAAAAGACTCTGGTAGCCATAGACTCCCTAGTTGATGCCATTTAATTTCCTGACAACTATATCCGTGACCGATTGCATCTAAAGCATCAAATAGAAACATTTCAAAATCTTTGATGTCATCAATCCATTCAGCAACTTCGGCAGCTATTTTTTTTTCTTGCTCAGAGGCATTTTTTGGTGCGCGAACATTCCAAGCCAAGCTATTCACTGCTTGTTTACGTTTGGTCAATTCACTGAAAATGTGACCATCTCGCTCTTCCATATCTGCACCTAGATCAGCAAGTGCCATAAGGTCACCTTGTTCAGCTCCAGTAAGCAACTGGTGAAGACGAGCAGGGGTTAAGCCGACAACAGGGTGTTCTTGCCACTGATGATCTAACCATGTAACTGATGCAGTCTGAGACGTTTCTAACGCACTACGTTCTTGCTTCTGAGATTTTTTAGCCATAATAAAAAAGCACAATACGGATATTGTACTTAGTTTGAAGGTCTTTAGTTGTGAATAGGGATGGAAGTCTTTCCTAATAGTTGGTAATAATCAGCTCTTTCTTTTTACTACGGCTTTGACTATTACGGCCTACAGTGTAAGAAATTTCGGTTTCATGGATGTTGAAATGCTTATATATTTCGCGGATGTCTGGGTGGTCGTTAATTGAAAGCATAATTTTACCCTGACAGTTGCTCATTAAATCCGCTAATTTTTGATACTGCTCAATACCAAAATCAACTCCATACCCAGCAAGTTGCCAATACGGTGGGTCTGCATAAAAAAAGGTATGAGGTCTATCATATTTTTCTAAACAAGCATCCCAAGCTAAATGTTCAACTGTTACACCTGATAAGCGAAGATGGGCTTCACTTAATTTTTCTTCAATACGCAGTAGATTTATGGGTCTAGCCGTGGTTGCAGTTCCAAAGCTTTGACCAGTGCTTTTTGCACCAAAAGCTAGCTGCTGTAGATAATAGAAACGAGCAGCTCGTTGAATATCAGTCATTAACTCAGTATTTGATTTTTTGAGCCATTCAAACATTTGACGGCTGACTAAGGCCCATTTGAATTGTCGTATAAATTCTTCGAGATGATGCTGAACTACACGGTAAAGGTTTACTAAATCCCCATTAATATCATTTATGATTTCAATTTTGGAACCATCTTCTCGCATGAAAAATAGTGCAGCTCCACCAGCGAAAAGTTCAACATAGCATTGATGATCTGGAATTTTTTTTACAAGTTGCGACACAAGTCGACGTTTACCACCAAGCCACGGTACGATTGGGCTAGTTTTCATACAATTACCTATAAAAAAGCGTTAGATTTTTTGATAGCCTAACGTTGCTATGTACATGGCAACGGGGCTTAGCTTTAGACAGGTTGATTGTCGAGAGGGGCTGATCTTGTTGGCGCAAGGTCAGTCACCCCGTGTTCTTATTTTTAATTAGAAATGACATTAAAATTTTTGGAAATAGATCCAAATTTATTGCGCAGCAGAAACTCTAATTTATAAACATTTATCTGTAATGATAATGTATTCAAAGAGCTTAGTTTTATCTTCCATTTTTGCTTTGTCGTAATTCAAATAAGCTTCTCTAGCTGCACTACATATACGATTGTGGTTTAAAGACCCTGCTGATAATAGAAAATACTCCTGTTCCGCTTTCTGAGCTTTCTCAAGTAATTCTTCGTGAGATGGGGTTAAGTAACTTAATGCAGATAAAAATACACCCGAAACTATCATTCCTGGCAAAAAGCCTTGAGCGAAAGGTTGTTTAACTTTCCCTTGTTTTTTGAGAAAAAAACCTGTGCCAAGCCAAACAACAAGCCACATAAAAATAAATATGAAGAGTGATGTTCTTTGGGTCAAATATGCATCTTTTGTTGCTAAAGAAGCTATCACTAGTACAAATCCTAAAGCCAAAGCGCCTATAAGTAGTAGCACCCATCTAAAAACTGATTTCATAACCCCTCATTAGCTTTGTTTAAAATTTTTAATTATCTTAATTCTTTTTTAATTAAATTAAAAATTTGCGAAATCAATTTTGATTATATTTATAAATTTCATTAGCTCCCCCGTTAGAAGTGTATAATTTAGCCCATTAAGAATATGGGACTTTACCTTAAATAAAAGCTTATGAATAAAATATTTTCAGAAAAATATGTAGCATCAATATCCCTATTATGGATAGTTGTAATGGCTTGTTTAGTTGTATTAAAAAGGCAAACATTGACAGATCTTGATTTAAATTCTATTGGTGATTTCTTAGCTGGGGCGTTTGCTCCCCTGGGCTTTTTTTGGCTTGTGGCGGGCTTTTACCAACAAGGTAAAGGTCTTGAACAAAACTCACATGCACTTAATTTGCAGGCACAGGAGTTACAAGCAAGTACTGAAGCCCTTAATTTACAAGTTCAAGAGATGAGAGCATCAGTTGATCAGCAGAAAGAAATATCTAAATTTTATAAATTAGAGCTAGATGAAAGGAACTATAAAGCAAGAGCAAAATTTGAGATATCTAGTTTATTTGTGCAAGATAAAAAAGCTGTCGATGGTTTCGCTTTAGCTTTAGGACAAGCACCGTATCTTAGAAATTGTACTTTAAAATTTAAACTGATTAATGTAGGGGCAGTTGTTCATAAAGTTACTGTAAGAATAACTAATTCTGATAATGCAATATCTAACCAGTTTCCTAGTTGGGAATATAAGGAAACTTTAAATTTAGAGTATGAGTTAAATGACAATGAATATATTTTATTATTAGATAAATATATTTTATTTAAAGTTTTAGTCAGCTATATGACTGAAAATGGAGTTAGAGTTGAACAAGTTGCCACAATAGATGTATCTCCTTCAATGATGATGAATGAGGAACATAGCTTTACCACATTATATGGATTATTTGAAGATACAAAAGCATGAAAGTAACAGTGGGTAAATTAAAAATTATATATAATTTTATTAAGAATAATTTAGGTAGTTGCTTGTCCTGGGCTATTACATTTGCTTGGTTGATTTTTATTTACCTCAAAATTAAGAATGGGACATTACCTTCTAGCTTAAATGAGTTTGGTGATTTTGTTGCAGGGGCATTTGCCCCTTTAGCATTTTTTTGGTTGGTAAGGGGGTTTTATCAACAAGGTAAAGGGCTTAAACAAAACTCTGAGGCTTTGAATATACAGGCACAGGAGCTTCAAAAGTCTTCTCAAGCTCTTGCTTTACAGGCAACAGAATTAAAATCTACAGCTGATGGCCAGAAACAATTAGTTAAGCTTGCAACAGATGAAATGGTACAACGGCATTTTCAAAATGAACCAAATTTAGTGGTTAAGTTATCTGAATTTAAAACTAAGGATGTAGATTTCCCTATATTTGATAATAATGACGAGCAAGTAAATGAAGTAACTGTTGAAATTGGTTCTTTTAGTCTGTTAATAGAAATTAAAAGTAATGAAGCTCGAAGAATCCAAGTTGATGATATCAAAAGTGGAGGAATTTTAAAGTCGGTTTTCCAAGCTGAAGTTGGAGAGTGTATAACTATTGATTTTGAATATATGGGAGAAGACTTGGATAGTATTAATTCAGGCAATAAGTTTACAAAAAATATTACTATAAATTATGCGGACGTCTTGGGTAAATTCTACAAAAAAAACTTTCATATTGAAGTAAATAAAAATATGAAATTTAATTATGTATTTGTCAGCTTACATCCAGTAATTGGATTTATCTGATTCGATATGATCTTCTAACTCCAAAGAGTTTTTATTTTGAAGTGGAATAAACTCAATCGTCCCAGTCGGATTCTTGCTGGCATAGTCAGCAAGAAGATGGGCAATCGCACTATCTCCATGTCGCTTTAAGCCGTCTGAGCCTGTAGCTCTTTTCTGTGGAATCCGTGCAACACCATTCACCAGTACAAAGGCACGGTGATCATCCATAATGTCTTTATCTTTAGGTATAGTTACAATATCACCATCTTCTAACGCTGCTTTAAAGTGCGGGGTATGTTCTCGATACCATCCTTCACTTAAATGTATTGCTTCAATTTTTTCACCAAATGCTAACTGCATTGCTTCAGCTAAATAACCACCGTTACCTGTTGCATCATGCGCGCCTTTGCTAAAGTTCGGCAATGCCTTAGCAATCAGTTTAAATAATTGTTCCTGTTGCTTATAAGGCATATTGGAAAGTTCAAGCACAAAAGGGCAGTGCTTACGGGTGTCCTGGTATTCAATCAAAGGCCAAAATACACAAAGATCAGACCGACGAGCAAAGTCCAAACCATAAAAGCTTTTTACCTTTTTAGGCAAAGTCTCAATTAATGGCTTAATTACATCATTAAATAACAACTCAATTTCATTATGACGTGCTTCTTCAGACCACTGCTCAAAGTTTTTAGGTGCAGACCAGCGAATAATAGGCACTTCTTTCTGACGCTGTTCTAGCAATGCTTGGCTTAACCAACGACCACCGCCTTTACTTGGAATAACATCCAACTCTTCATCGGCTGCATCACCATAAAAACTATAAACATCATCTACCCAAGCCAGCTCTTCTATGGGGTTATACTCGATACCTTTACGTAAACAAACGCGTTTGTACAGACCTTGTTCTACCGCTTCCTTAAAGGTAGTGCGATGCACTGTACCTTTACGTTTACCTGCACGAATTTCCTTAATCAATTCATTAAATGGATTATCTTCACCATCATGGGTACTAATGACACGAACAGATCCACCCCAAATTAAAAGGGCTAATGCCGCCTTTAATAATTCATCAAGGTTTTCATGGAAACCCGCTTCATCCAAAATAACAATACCTTGCCGACCACGAAGGTTAGATGGTCGGCTGGTCAGTGCTTCAATTCGTTTACCAGAGTTTGGAAAGCGAATGATGAAGGTTTGAATGTGCTTATCACCATCCTCCCAAACGCCTTCCTCAATTTCCATAGCTGCGGCATTAAATGCTTTAGCCCACATTGCACAAGCTTGAATAAATTCAACGGTCATGTCCTTGTTATAACCAAGGTAGTAAACGTTTTGTCCGCCCTCAGACATGGCTTGCAATACAACATCTGCGGCTTCAGCCCAAGTCAATCCGATACGACGTGACTTTTCAGCCACCTTAAGTTGGCTTTTATCTGTAATCCAAGCCTGCTGATAAGGCAATAAAACAGCAGGGCTAGAGCTATTAAAGTCAGGCGTTAGAATCGGAGAAACTGGAGCATTCATGGTTATTGTGCAATTCCTAGAATTTCTTTACGGATAACATCAGCTGCATCTGACGAAAGGCCACCTTTTTTAACAATACTGTCAACAGCTTTAGCCGCTTTTTCAACGCGATCTCGAACATCCAGCATCCATTTTTTTTGACCAATAGATGCTTGTGCAAGGGATGAAATACCTTTACCGCACTGAGAAATAAGCGCCAGACGTTTTGCAGGGTCTACACC